TTTGACTTAGAGCTTCCAGTGTTTTCATCTTTCATGGTCACATTGCATACGAACACTCTATTGTTTGCAACTACTGCATCTTTCCAATGTTCTCCAGAATCACCTAGTGCATTACTAAATATACTAGAGCTAAATCCATTAATGACTTCATAAGTAATAAAACCTAGCTCTTTAATGCTAAAGTTATTGGCAACTGTTCTGTCTGGACATGAATAAAAACTACCAGAAAGAGTTAGTGTCACCCTAGAACCGCTTGCAGTAGCGTTAGAAGAAATTGTTATAACATTTGAAGAATTATTAGCAGTCGTAATGGTTGCACCATCAGGAATACCTGTTCCAGATATAGACATTCCCGCTACAGCAAGATCATTTGACGTACTTGCAATATTAGCATTGCCGTCCGTTACGTTCCCGGTCAGTGTTTCGCTAATATTAGACCAAGATGTGTACTCATCCGATAACTTTACTCTGCACCCTTTTCCAAGATCTACGTCTAATAACATAATATACTCTGATTCTGTACCCTGCTCTCTTATATATATTCTACCCCCAGAAATTCTAGGGTCGTATGGCCCAACCGTAGCAACATTTAAAGATAGAGCTTTAAACTCATTTGCCTCTGAAACGGTAAGGGTATCTGAATAAGCAGATGGTAAAGATTCTTGATTCCCGTCATAAACAAAAGTTTGAGCAAGTTCATAAGTGCCACTTTCTATTAGCCCGTCTACGTCTGTTTCAGTTACTATAGAGATATTAAATCCTGAACCAGCGGTAAGGGAAATGGCATTAGAGCCATCGTTGTCTTGATTCTTTTCAAAACTAGCCAATACTCCAACCGCCCCAGAGCTAGACACCACCTTCCCGTCAGTCGGCTTGGAAAAATCATTGTCTTTTGAAAAGTAATTCATATAAGCATTATCGTCATCTGAAGAGGGTTCTGTAGATGAATTAGCACGTAAAAAATGCCTTCTTTGTATCCAGCCATACCATTGAATTTTACAATTATTTTTATCAGCAGTATCGCAACATCTTATAGAATCTTCTACCTTATAGTACTTAACCTGAGATGCAATGTCTGTTTGTGATGAGTTTAAAGTAATAGAGCTTAACTCCCATGTGCTGGAAGTTATAGAAAACGTGTCTATTGTGTGATCTGTCGGACTAGACAAAAGCAATACTTGGTCTCCCATAGAAGCACCTGTGAGAGTAGCACCCCAAAAATGCTGAGGCAAGGTCTCAATATTAAGAGCAATAGCCCTGTCAAAAATAAGGTTATTTCCATTTGTATCTACTACCCGATATTGACCTTGACCCGCCCTACTAATCCCGTCTACGGGAAAAGAACTAGCGGTCATGTTTATAAAAGTTCCAACAGGAAAAGAAGATGCTAAATTTTGCTGAGTACCGCTAACTTTATACTCTAACTCTTTTAATACGCCACCATTAGTTCTTGCTATAAAACCAGTGGCAGAACCTTCACTATCGTCATCTCCTGCAATAGGACTTGTTTGCGAAACCGTAACCAAATCTCTTGCAAAGTCAGTCTCAAAATAACCAAGTCCGTATCCGGGCTGTACTGTAGTTACGCCAGTTGTAAAGGTTAGGGTTTGATTTGTCTTGCTACCTCCAGTCGTATTAACGCCGCTTCCTTCGGGGCCATCTCCTAATTCAAATGAAGTACTACTTGTTACAGATTTTACAAATGAGTCGGCAGGAATCCCTGTTCCAGAAACAGTCATTCCAAGTACTATTCTTGTATTGGCATCATGTGCAATCGTTGGATCGTTGTTGAAATCGCAAGTATCATCTGTAAATGAAGTAGAGTAAGCAGTGACCTTATTATTTGTGTCGTTTTTCATACTGTATGCTGGTTGTATACCACCATAAATATTGAACATTACACCGCTAGAAGCACCAACCTCATTATCGGAGATGTCAGCAATGTCCTTAACGGTGTTTAAACCACCGCTAAAGTCATTTAATTGATACAGTCTCTTAGGCACTACTTACCTTTGAATAAGCCTTCTATAACGTCTGTTACAACGTCTACCATCTTTTCAAAGAATATCTGTTCTTTTTCTTCAGATACGAAAGGGATGTCAATCTTCTTGTTAATTGCAGTAGCAATACTTTCTGACATCTCATCTGATGAAAGGTGATTCATTGCCTCTTCTTTCATTTTGTCTGCTTGTTCTTCAGCAAGCTTGACCAGCATTGATTTAATATCCATTCTATTTTCCTTTTTTTATGTTCATTATTAATAATACGATAGACAATAGTGCAACCACTACCTGTAAAGACTCATGTATTTGAGTCAGTCCAATCGCATAGTTACTAAAACTGATTGCCGCTATCTTTAAAGTGTCCATTGCTCTTTAATCCTTGTATCTCGGTTCTTAACTTAGCCAATTTTTCATTGTGTTCTATCTTCATTTCTAATGCGGTGACACGAAGCTCCATTTGGTACCAACCCCAAGCAAGTGCACCCAACACACTAACAGCATTAAAAACAAGCTTCATATCTAACTTAATGCCTGCCATTGATTCTACTCAAAGAACCCTTCACTTCAGATATTTGATTGTCAAGGTCATTGACCTCTTTTGTCAAAGCATCAAACTTGCGGTCTAACTTATCGTCTGACTGATTCCATCTATTAATAAGTTTGATTATCATACCTTCCATGTTCTCTAATGTTTCGCTTTGTCCTTTGTTCTCTACTTTTAAATTCTCTAATGTTTCTTGTTGCTTTGCCGCCTTGTTTGACATTTGCACTACAAGGTACACAAACATAGCACCAACCACCCCTATCATTCCTGCTTCACCGTACAGTGTTATAAAATCCATAATTACTTCCGCTTTTTCTTACCCCAACTAAATGGGTTTAGGTTTAATTCTTTTTCGTAAAAGGCTACTTTTTCTGCTAACTCCTCTCTCTGAACCCTTTCTTCAACAATGTGTTTACTAAGTAGATTTTCAATTTGCTCATCCGCAGTAGCCACTTGATCTTCCAACGACTGAATCCTACTTTCAATTTGCCAATACCCATAAACCATAACGGCAATGAGAACACATCCTTGAGCAAGCCATTTAAGATTAATGCTAACAATGGCATTGTCATCAAGAATAGTAGTGCGATAACTCCTAGCTGTGTCTGGCTTCCCACTCATTTCACCACGTCTTCAAACTGACCATGCTTCCAGCACCAATTAGACTCTGCATAGATCCTTCCATGGTAGTAATGAACCACCGAATCAATCCCCATTACTTCTATAAATACCGTATTTGAAACAGTATCCTGTGGCGTTATTTGGATTCCGCTTACGCTCCATCCCTGACTGCACCCTCCTGTCATTGTCATACACAACAGGATTCCCATAACTCGTACTAACAACTTCAAACCCTCCGTTCTTTACCTTTTTTATTATATTGTTCATAGCACCATCCACCAAGCTATTGCAGTCTCTACAACTATGTCAGCAAGGGTATTGTATGCCCATTTCTTTTTACTGCCATAAGGTCTCCAGTTTTCTATGTAGTATTCAAATACTTCCCATAGAATACCCACAATGAGCACTCCCATAACACACCAAAAACTACTCCAATGCAACCATTGAAATATCTTACAAAGAAAAGCTCCAGCGGCTAAATGATAAGCCGTCCATCCGTCTAACTGACCTGTTTCTTTTTGCCAGCCGACAAGCCTACTTAAAGGACTCTGCATCTTATGTCTCCTCTTTAATCTTTCTGTTCTTCTTACCCTCTGTAGGCTATGCATACTGCCGTAGAGTCTGTATGATTTACAACGCCACTAAAATTACCATAAAGTATCTCACCCGGTATGAGGTTTACAAAGGCATCTATATTGTCGCCTATGTTAGACGTTACCTTGATCTTGAGAAACTCAGTTGTACCACTAGAGTCTTTACCTAATGCTTGTATAGCTACCCAAGAACCTGTATCGGGAGTTACAACAGTAGTGTTGTGCTCTCCAATAACATCAAAGCCATTCTGCCCTATGAGTAGATTGGCCGCTTCTTTCTCAGTATACTTATAAAGACTCATTACTTAGAACCAAAGACCTTTGAGAAAAAACCTTTTTTCTTACCTTTCTTGCCTTTACCTTTAACTTTTTTACCTTTTTTCTTTTTCTTCTTTATCTCTTCACTGCATGCCAGTTCTTCATACTGAACGGTGTCACTAGGAGTTGAGCTAATAAAAGAAAAGGTCATTAAGAAAGCCATTATCTTTTTCATATCTATACCTTTAAGTGTTGGGATACTTCTTCAGTACCACTTAGTTGAGGAACTATCCTTGACAGTAGTTCCGATTTAGTTTCACTGGAGCTATAAGATACTCCACGTTTGTCATAAAAATCTTGTATTTCTGCTTTGGTATTATCCATAGTAGGATAATCTGATTGACTTGTAGCTACACCATTTATTACGTGGTGAGTTCCAATAATCAATCTACCGTGACCGTTGTCGTATTTCTTGGCACATTCATCTACGTAACACTCTTCAATAACTTTAAAGCTATTAGACTTTTTAACTATCTCCCCATCTACATCTACGAAATACGTATAGGACGAAGGATAAGTCAGAGTCTCTTTAGTGCCATCTGGATATGTTTTTACCCTAGTCACACCGGGGCTTGTATTCCTATGAATCCTAACTCGATGACCCTGACTACTCCTTCTTACTATCATGCTTCTACTTCAACCTCTTCATCATCTGACTTTGCCAATGACTCTTCAAGCATCCTTACAAATCCATCCTTGCTTACAGCGAGTTGCTGTTGGATGAAGTTGTTGCTATTTATCTTATCATCTATATTCTTTAGATGCAGATACATTTGCTTTTGCTCGTCATTAAAGTCCTTATTGACATCGTATTCAACGTCATTAAGAGTTAGAATAACTGGCGGTTGTTTTTCTTTTTTAGCCATGTTGTTTCCTTGTGTTAGTTCCCATAATTGGGAAGTTATTTATTCAGCATCACGGGC